TAGCCTGAGAGGTGTGCGCGTTCTTGTGAACTGCGCTCATGGGCTTTGTCTGTTGTTCCAAGAGCGCGAGCGTTGTCCCGACGGGAGCGTCTTGTTTGCCCTCGCCTACCGCCATTTGAGCGATGCCGCCGAGGCGTTCGCCGGATGAAATGACGTTTTGAATAAACTGGATGCTGGAAGGGTCTGGCGACTTATACGGAAGCGGCATGATTACTTTGCGCAGATCATCCGCGCCGCCGCCATCGACCGGCGCGCCAGTGCCTGGCGCAACCCGGAATGTATTGTTCGTTTGGCGATTGCCCTTCTTCAAATATAGCCAGCCAGGGAAATTGGCGAACATCAGCGCGTCGATGAATAATCTCCACGCTCCTGTCGCTGCAACTTCGGTATTGCCTAGCAATTGCAGAAGGCCCATGCCATAATAACCAAACGCATACATGAATATGTAATCGACGAACGTGTCTTTCCTTAGACAATCTTCGTCTTCTTCATCCCAATCTCTGTGGATGGCGAGTATTTTACCTGAGCTTGTTTCAAATGCGACACGATATGGAAGCGCGAGACCTGTCACTTCCCCATCTTGCTTATGCTCATATCCCGGGATGTCGAGGTAGCAGTAGCACTCGTTTATCTCGAAGGGATAATCCTCGGGGCGCTGGGGCTGAGTTTGAACGCCCTCGATCTTGGCGGTCTTCTCCCGGATTTGCCCGACGGGTTCTAGCATCGGAGTTGAGAGGTCAATCTTCCGGTAAGCCCCGACGAGCTGCATCCGTTTTAGAGTGTTCTGCGACATGCGGATGATTTGGGTGATCCGCTCCGCATTCCTTAAATCGGTCGCTGTGTTCGAGACGATGAAGTCGTCCATCGGAACAGATTCAGACGCGGGCCGACGCCGCAACGGGCAATAGTAGACCTTCTTAACCCCATGACCACAATAGCCATACTGATAGGCCATTCTCATTGTATCGGGGTAGTACTCGGTCGCGACTTGGGTGAACCAATAGTTCATGTCCTCGGCGAGCGCCTCGGCTTCGGCATCGGTCTCTTCGGTCTGATCGCCATAGGTCTCGATCTTGACCGGGCCGGAAGCTGGAAGCATTTCGCCGCGGAAGTTCGCCTGGAACATCGCGACGGCCTGCTGCAACATTGGATGCCGAACCGTGCTCATTCCTTCGAGCGGCGCGGAAGAGCCTGTGTCAGAACGCGGCTGTTCGATCTTCAGTCCAAGCCAATCCATGCCGGCCGTGATCTGCTCAACCCAACCAGAACGGGATTGCTTATCCGCTTGGATGCCGGCGAGAAGCTCTCCTGCTATGCTGTCGAGTTCGTTCTCGTCAAGCTTCTCGGCCAAATTATCATTGAACGAGCCTTGATCTTCGTCGTCCATTTGAGGATTGAGATCGATCAGCAACCCGCCATCCGGCAATGGAGTATGCATCGCGCCATCGGCGTCGATCTGCGGTCCATCCGCGTTCAACGCATCGATGATGACGTCCATTCCCTGAGGCATGGGGCGTGAGACAGGAGCCGGATACCGTTGTGACGGTAGGCTCCCGTTTGGGAAGGTGTTCATTTGTGATTGGGTCTCAATAAAAAACCGCCCGAAGGCGGCTTGGTGAACTCTCTATCTTGTGAGCCTAAGAGCTAGCGTCCATCCGCTCCGCTCTGGCGGCCAGCAGAAGTTCGAACTTGTATGCTTCGAGAAGCCACATGATGCGATAAGGATCGGCCTGCGTGGATTCCGACCAGATGTCGCCGTCTTGAGTGACGCCCAACACAACGACCTCTTTCAGATTGTTAGCTAAAGCGTTCTTCAGGGCTCTTCTCGCGGCGCTTTTGGCTTGGGTTCCGAGGCGCGCATTTAACTAAGTTGATGTAACTTGATCAAGTTCGTTATGAACTTGATCAAGTTAATGCACAACTTGATCAAGTTACATCAAATCATATTTTTAAAAATAGGTCGACAGGTCGTTTCGGATGCTTATCTGCCATAACGTTAATATGCGCTGCTTGCTTCTCTATTTCCAGCTTTTCTTAACCAAGTTCAAGATGTTGACTCATGAGCCAAATGAATACACAACATTTAGTTGTGCGTAACATATGTTAAAGGCCCCCAGGACGGCAATCCCGAAGGCCTTCGCAGTGCGTCCCATCCAACCAAAGAGCTGGGATCGTGTAAACAGTTCTGACGAACGCTGAATCTTATTCGTCTTAATAGTCAAGTGCCCACGCTCCAATTTTCAAAAGGAGCCACATTTATGGCTGACGAATACAAACCTGGTGATACAGTCGAGCGATCAGGCATTTATCGCGTTGTCCATGACCACAATCATACTCAACCGCATGAAGTGACGTGCGTCTACGGAAAGAAATTTCCGCCTTGCAACCATTGTGGCCATCATCCGCGTTTTGTCCCAGTGAGGTTCGCTCAACACATTGAGCAGAACGAGCACTTCAAGAGGTAGTCTCAACCTCTTCGCTTGCGGGCTCAGACCCATCAAACGCGACGAGGCAATATTCATTGCCTCGTTTTCTGACCGTGATCTGCATCCCTTCTGAAAGGTCCAGGAGGTCTAGCTGCCTGACTATTAGCTGGGGGTCAGTTGTTGTTAGTTCGGCATACATTTTCTAGCTTCATCCTTTTGCTGAGAAAGTTTATATCTTTGCCACAATTAAACTAGCCCACTACCTCACCTTGACGCCACTGGCAATCCGACGTTCTTTGGCATCTTTCCGTATCTCGGCGATCAGCAAATGCTCCTTAGAGACATAGCTTCCAGGAGGAAGCGACTTTCCGTCAAGGGTAACGATATCGCCATCGTCGGTCACTCGATAACCGACCTCAGCCGAAATCATTTCCCACTTGGCATCAGCCAATGGGTCTTTTGGGTGCCAAGCGCTGTGATCACCCGGAAAGAACTCACGCGGATCTGGGAATGCTTCTCCCGCTGCATGTCTCTGCGTCGTCGCGACGATCTTCTGAGCATGGAATGCAATCGCAGCTAACGTCTCTGGGGCATAAAATAGAAAGGAACTTGGCTTGCTCATGAATGCTTCGCCTTCTCAAATTCATCAAGCTTAGCCCGATACGCCAAGCATTTATCGACAAGTTCTATGCGTTTAAAATTCGTCTCGATCACTTGGTCCAACAGCTCGTTCTCTCTTACCTTCGAAGCCAACAGCAGATAGAGAAGGCCCAACAATTCATCCGCGCGGACAGTGCAATACGTGGCGCTCAAAGCTCTGCGATCTCCTTCGCCAGCTTCTCAAGCTCTCTTGCTGCGAAGGCGAACTTAATTCTCTCGCCATCGAAGATGTTTGCGCTCTCAGCTTTGGCGCGGAATTCGGCAGCGCGAGCGGCGACGAGGGTTGAGCAGCGGTTTACCACGACGAACTTCTTGAACTCATCAATCACTTCGCTGACTTCGCCAGACGATCCAACTCCTCCACCACCATGGCCGCCGCTAGCGACATCAACCACGACAAACGAAGGGTGGAAGTCCTTGGGAACAGAGAACCAAGGTCGATCCACTTCGAAGATCATCGTGCTTGGCTTGGCGGAACCAGAACCACCTCGACCATAAGGCTCCTGGGCAAGCTCAAAAATACGATCTCGGACCTTCGCCATATCGGCGTCTTCATTGTCCATGGCGTCCGGCTTCTTCTCATCCAGCGTTTCGTTGAACTCGGTGGCGGCTTTGGCGAACACCTCTGTCCGGCGCGCCTTGTTCATAATGCTGGTCAAGGCGCGACCATAAGGTTCTCTGCGTTCTTGAGCGTCGCATAGGCGTCACGGAATTGCTCAAGCGTCTCCTTGCAACTCACAAGATCGGCTTCGTTCTCTTGAGTCTCGCGGCTTAGCACTTCTTTTCGCCGTTCCAGTTCGGCGATTTCCTCCTCAAGGCGCTCGATACGTCCAGCCATATGGGAAACTGGGTCTTTCCATCGGTCGCCAAACAGATATCTAGAACGAGATGGCTTAAGTGACTGTGGCGCTGCCTGCTCTTCCACTTTAGCTTCGGCTAAAAGTTGTTCCGTCATCGTGATCCTCTTTGGCCAAATCCTAACTAAATATAGCAAAAACTCGTTGAATCGTCTAAGCTTATTCCAGATAAACCCACAAGAGGGACTTGGGCTATGACGTTTCTAGTTCGCCAAACTGTACCTATGCCGGAAGGCCAAGACGATCTTCAATGGCACTTCACGGTAGAAGCTTCTTCGCCCAAGAGCGCCGAGGCAATCGTGCGGAGCAGCGATCAATACCGGCCCGAACACATCGTCGAGACTATCGGTAAGGTCCAGTAGGTGGCAGTGCTTACGCCGCACCCAATCGCAACGATGACGCCAACTCGCTGAACGCAGGCTTAAGCATCTCGATTGCGATGGTCTCAGCGATCTTTCCTACAAGATCCTGTATCGCGTCTTGCTTCTTAAACGGCGAGCAGGAATGGTTCACCACCATCTGCTTGCCATTAAGCGAAAACACGGCGCGCAACAAAATCTGGTCGCTCGCGTAATCTCTCTCCATTTGCACAACACAATCGAACCCGTTATGGCCGAGCCGGATGGACTCGATGACCTTCTCTTGAGCCTTCTCCTCCATTTCTTTCAGGAGGCGAACACTCTCATCGGTCGGCGCGCGCTTCTCAATTACGGTGTGGTGAACCTCGCTCGGAACACGAGCGCATTCGTTCACGACTATCAACTGCTGAGGTCTACGAAACATCTTCTTTCCCAAATCGCCATGGATTGCCGCGCTTGAATGGGCGACCGCGAGGCTTGCGCTGAGTAGGCTTGTGAACTCCAAGCCATACCCGAACCTGCGACCGTGCTTCGAGCAAGTCCATAACTACCGATAGACAACCGGGCGGAGTTTTGTCATCATCCAGCCAGTGGTCGAATGTCCCGCGCGGAGTGCGCAGGATTTCTCGCATCTGAGATCGCGACAACTCGTACCGCTCCATGAACGCCCGGATGCGCTCACTCAAAATGAGAGTATTTTGCGGTAGTTCAGTCTTACTCATGCGCGCATGAAACAACGATTTCACTGGGAAAACCAGTGCGAAACTACGTTTTCACCATGATTTTGACCTCACTGTGAGGTAGATATAGGCAAGACAAACCGCACATCGCGCGCTAATCCGAATAGAACGAGCAGCTAATGCCTAGCAAAAACGCTATCCGGCACGCCTTCAAAAACATCTGCGCTGGTCGCGACCCCGGAATTACCATCAGGGATATCGTGCGCGGATACCGTCTCGAAGGTTACGATGGATGCGCGTCCGACAGGAGTTTTCGAACGCTCGAACAGGCTGAAAGAGAGCGTGCTCTAATAATAGAGCGAGCATCGTTACGTGTTCAGAAGCAAACAACCAAGCAGCAAGCAAAGGTCGTTCATAAAACGTGCCCTTGCGGCAAAGAGTTCGCCTGCGGTCCAGGAACTGGATTCAGCAATGCGCGCGTCCACTGCTCAGATAGATGCCGACAAAGAACGCATAGGCTCAAACAGGATAAAGCGGCGCTTCTCTCGACTTAAACCTAAAGGTCTCGACTTCCTCGGCGAGGCGTTCGTCTTCGAATTGGAGCATCCCCATATCGCGCAATCTTCTGAGGGCCATGGTGGTGCTGTCGGTTAAATCGCGGTACTTACCAAGCGGGAACCTCGCCGCTTCCTCTATTACGAGATTGGACCAATCCCGCTCCGGCGCCCAAACAAGCCCTTGGGAGAATGTGCCGACCACAGAATGCGCTCTGGCTTCTTTCGAGCCTACGGGGTTAACCATCTCGGTCGCCCACAACTCTTTATTGTGCTGTAACTGCAATTCCTGCGCGAGCGAGATCCCTGATGCTTTGTTCTCGATCAGCAGGAGATCGACTTTAAACTTCCGGCACGTGTGCCAAGTCCATTCGACGAGGCCCCACTCCGGTTCAGCTCGATCGCGCCAAGCCCGCTCGGATTCATCCTTGAGCCTTGGAACGTCCTTACCCCGGATCGCCAGCCATTTGCGCCAGGCCGACATAAGGATAACCCCACCCTCTCCAGTCTCAGGATGGCGAAACACTCCCCATATCGTCATAGCGGAGGGATCGTTTCGCTCCTGTTCTGTATAAGCCGTATCCAGAGACGCCAGGATGTACGAGCACGGCGGAAACTTACCCGGACGGCCTGGGAACTTGGAACCGCAATCGACGCACTGGAACGCGTTGGAATGGCCTTCTAGGCGTCGCGCAGCCTTAGACCCACAATTGAAACACTCGTTCGGAGCGCCAGGAGGATCCCAAAGCCTCCACCAGTCTCGCTTTATGATCGCGCCGCCGCGAGGCTCGGGATCTTGTAAGTACTGGCTCGACCACATAAAAGGCTGCGACTTGAATACCTTCAAGGAGTTTTCAGGATAGCGCTCTGGCCATGCAAGATTGCCGTGCTCTGCCCTGTACGCCGGATCGGATCGCGGATCTTCCCAGCCAATGCTCGTGCTCGAAGACCAAGGGCTGTCATCTGCCAATTCCATCGGAATACGGAGATGCGTGTAACCCATTCCCTCTGGATCATCGATGATGACGCCTGAGACATCTTCTTCGGCGACGCGCTGCATAATGACGATGATCGCATCGGTCGAGATGTTGTTGAGGCGGTTCGACATCGCCTCCTTAAACCATCGGACCGTGCTTGTTCGAACGGCTTCGCTTTCAGCCTGGCCTACGCTGTGAGGATCATCGAGAATGCATCTCGAACCCCTAGCGCCGGTGCCAACGCCGCCAACCGATGAGGCGAACTTCCAGCCCGTGTCTTCATTCGAGATCATCTCCTCGCCAGCTTTGTCGAGCTTGATCTCTGGGTACATCTCCTTAAAGCGCTGGCTTTGGAGAAGGCTGAGCATCCGGCGATTATCGCGATATGTTAGGTGCGCAGCGTAACTAAAACTGATATAACGGTGATCCGGCCTTCCGAATGCAGACCATTCCCAACAGGGATAAAAGACGTTACACATCAACGATTTGCAACACCCTGGAGGCACATTGATCAACAGCCTCGTTATGTCTCCCTGGCTAATCGCCGCCAAATGTTCGGAGATCGCCTGAAGCACCCAACCATCGACGAAAGGCTGAGTGGGCTCAAGCACGGGCCAGAAATATTTTACGAAGTTGAGAAGCCCGACCCCATTGGGTTCAGTGTGTGACTCGCGTTCCTCTGCCAGACGAAGCTTGCGTGCTCCCAATGCAAAGTTCCGCAGCCTCTCTTCGTAGGAATTCTCGTAATTCATCCGTGCTCATGTTCTCGAAGATATCGACTTTGGCTTCAACATATTGCGTTGACTTACCATAGCCGCGGTCGAGAAGCTCCTTCGCTGCGGCGACGCGCGCGGCCGGAACCTCTGCTTCGTTGTTCATAATCGATGCAAGCGCCTTAACAGCATCAACGGTGTATTGGCGAGCAAGCTCCTTGAGCTCCTTCAGACCTTTGGGAAGTCCGCCAGGATTGCCGCTTACGCCTTTTTGGAATGGACGCCCAATAACACGCGGCTCAGAAGCGCTGCTTTCAGCAATCTCAACCCCTTTCGCTTCCTTCTTAGGCTTTGAAGCTGGCTTCTTGGGCTGAGGCGAAGTTGGTTTGCTTCCTTTGCCCTTAACCTTGTTGGGCTTAGTCTGAGGTTTCTTGGTTGTCATCGTCTGGGTTCGGAAGGATTTGAGCTATGACCGCGTCATCCGATAAATGGTATGGGCGCGGAAACACTTCTTCGTATTCGGCTTCGATAATGTCGCATGTTGCGCCCGGGGTCATTATGCTGCGACGCCGCGAACCCTCTGGGAAAGTTGCCATTGTTCTGTCTTCTCAATGATCTTGGTTTTCGGGCGGCGTAGGTAGATAACCCTTAACTCGCCGCGTCTCGTCGTCGAATAGGAGTGTAGCCGTAAAAAGTACGCCATCTTGCGGCGCTTCTGGCTCTTGATCGAATACCGGCGCATCCCCGAACACGGCTCGGATTGCATCCAACTTGCCTTTGAGCTTTCGGTTTTCTGCTTCGAGATTGTCGAGCCGCTGGCGGAGCGTGTTCATGTTGTTGTGCCAGGCTTGCTGTGTTCGGTCCCGGCGCGCGACGGCGGAGTCTGCGCCGAAGAGACGATCTCTCGCCTCGAGCACCAGCTTCTGTTCGTCCCGTGATAATGTCTCGGCGAACAGGCTCAGTCTCTCATGGAGCGACAGGCTTGGATCGCGGTACGTGCCGCGGACGTCGGCTGAGACGATGACGTTTCCGTGCCGGTCGATTTCGATCACGCCGCGTTTCTCTGCCGCGGACGCATCGAAGCTGAAGCCGCCGCAGTCAAAAGAGTAGCCAAAGCTATGGCTAGCGGTCGGAAGAAGTAATTTCAGCCGGAGCCGCCATGTGTTGGCCAACATGGCGGCTAAGGGCATCTTGGACCAATACGGGTATAAGGGCCGGTCTAATCGGTCCCCCTTTACCAGCATAGAATGCTGAGCGCAGTTCGCCATGCCCCGACCACGCCACAACGGCGTAGCCAGATACTTCGCCTTCCAGTTCAGCGACAAGTGAGCGGCAATCATCGAACAAGGCAGATCGCATCCGCTTAGCTTCGGCCTGCCGAGCTTCTTCAGCTACTTCTTTCAAAATGACCCTGTTGCGCATCGTAATTCCCTCCATGAAAAAACCCCGGATAAAGGACCGGGGCTTGCTTAAGCTTTCATTAGACCATTCAGTGAGGTGAACCCCCTTCAGCAGGGGTAGAGTTAAACGCTTCCTCTATCTCCGTCGGCACATACTCAACCGCTTGGCACGGGATATCGCGCGGCCAATAGCCCTCGCCTTCGATATTGATGAATTCATCCCTAAAACGCCACAGGATGGTCCCCAAATAACGCGCTTCATCAGGGCTTGGCATAGTGATATTTTTTGCTCTTAACGCCTCAGTGATCTGAGTTCTCGTCATGGGGCGTCCTTGCTCAAGGAGAATCTCCCGAACCATCGGAGCAAGAGACCTAGGACGAACGCGCGTATGCCCAGCCACAAAAACGCGCCCCGATGTAATCAGGCTAGGCCCCAATGTCATCCCGCTGGGGGCGGGTTCGCTAGATTTATCCATATCACTTCCTCTGCTAAGTTCGTGATACAGTTCAATGAAGCTGTCGAGCTTTTCCAACTCTTGCAGGAGCGCGGCGCGGCGTGCGAGGGCATTTTGCAATGCGGTTTCACTCATAACACAATCCCCAAATTTTGGGTTATGCATATCACAGCGAGGACTCACTGTAAATCCTATGAATTAGCTATTGAACCCTGTGGCCGTAGGCCGGTATTGCTGGGGTGCTCATCGCTCATAATGCTGGTCCCAGGCGCGACATTCTCCTTGACCATTTCGCGGATAGTTATCGCTTTCAGGTTATCAACAACTTGAACGCGTAATTCACCGCCACGTTCAAGCATGCCAAATGCTGTTACTTTGTTGGCGCCGCCTTGTGACCCAGGAATTCGCTTATTGGCATGCTTGTTACGCTCTTTCCCGCCAAAATGGGTTTCATCAATTTCAACTTCCCCCTCCAAAGGGCGATTAAATGAATTCGTCCTTGCAGCATGGCGAAGCCTATGGAGAACAAACCAAGCGGATTTCTGAGTTATTTTCAAATCTTTAGCCAATTGAGTGCTGGCGATGCCCTTTTTATGAGAAGTGATAAGCCAAATCGCTGCGAACCATTTGCGAAGCGGGAGCTTCGTATCCTCAAAAATCGTGCCGACCTTGATGGAGAACCGCTGGCGGCAATCGCTGCACTTATGCGTGCGATTATCGCCGAAGTGCATAACGCGCTTCGAATTGCAGTAGGGGCAAAAAGCGCCATCCTTCCAGCGGATCGCCCGCAAGTGATCAATGGCCGCTTGCTCGTCCGGGAAGGCTTCAAAGAGCTGAAAAAGGCTGTCGAATTGCTTGATCATGGCCGAAATCCCCTAACTTGAGGAAATTCTAGCCTAAAAAACTATTTGGGTCAATCACGTATATAATTTCCTATGTTTATATCTTTGCCACATAACTCTTTCATCCTCTTAAGGGTACCCGCGATCAAATTGGGATCTGGGAACGGTTCGCCGTCCTTTGCGTAGCTTGTTGCCCGGTGCATAGACCTGCGACTATCCAGAACCATATCGGCCAATCGCAAAGCAAGCGATCATCCTCGTCCTTCATCATAGCTCGCCGATCTCCTTCGCCAGCTTCTCAAGCTCTCTTGCTGCGAAGGCGAACTTAACTCTCTCACTGTCGAATATGTTTGCGCTCTCAGCTTTGGTGCGGAATTCCGCAGCGCGGGCAGCGATGAGGTCGCTCACAGCATTGCACTCTTCTTCATCGGGCGGCACGGCTCGCTTGAGCCATCTCCATCCACGCCGATACATCTCTTCCGGGCTAATAGCCTTGGATTCGCCAGCAGACCACCACTGCCCATTGATCCATTCGCTAAACACTGGACCCGACGACCTTTCGGCGCAAAGCCAGTGCCATTGGTGGTCCTGATGCTCCTTCGGAGGAGCCGTGCGCGCGGTCGTGGCTTCGTATTCCACGGTTGTCATGTCGCAGGGAAGAACGCCAGACGGTCCAACTCCTCCGCCTCCGCCATGGCCGCCGCTAGCGACATCAACCACCACAAACGAAGGGCGGAAGTCCTTGGGAACAGAGAACCAAGGTCGATCCACTTCGAAGATCATCGTGCTTGGCTTGGCGGAAC